CTCTTGTTTGTCAAAGTATCAAGAAGAATATTCAGTGTCGATTTGGTGATAATTGTACTTTTGCTCATAAGTATAGTGAATTGAAGGTATCACCTTGTAAGGTGAGATTCTGTTCAACATATAAAGGAGATGAACCTTGTCCCTATATACATAGGGATGAATCACTTGTGAGTTTCAATAAAAGGAATAATTTACATCAGTATTTTTTGACTGAAGTACAACCGCCGTTACCACCAGTTCAAGTTCATCCTCAACCTTGTTATCAAGAACAAGCTCGTCCTCAACCTTATTATCAAGAACAAGCTCATCGTCAACCGTATCAAGAACAAGCTCATCGTCAACCGTATCAAGAACAAGCTCATCGTCAACCGTATCAAGAACCGAGTCGTCAAACGGGACATTCTCTCTATAAAACTCAATTATGTTCGAATGTTATGAATTGTAGATTTGGAAGCAGATGTAATTTTGCTCATAGTTTACAAGAGTTGAGAAAGTAAATATAGTATTCCTTAATAAAGTTATTATTCAAATTGAATAACAACTTATTTTTTCTTAATCATCATTTGATTCAAGAACAAACTGATTTTCTTTGGGTTTTAGGATGAGTTCATATGTTTCGCTTAAGAATTGATTTTCTTCTTTGATGATTAATTTTTCTAAAATAGAGATGAAATTCAGTTCAGATTTATTTTTAGGTTTATCATCATCAATGTCTTCACCTTCATCGTCAATACATCGTGTTTCTGTATGTTCCTGTTTGAGTTCTTCTATATTTTTCTCTATCTTTTTTGGTTTGAAAACAATCTTAATTCCTTTCTCCAATATCTTTTTGTATTTTTGAGTTTTCTTGATGGCTTTGAATTGTTCAAAATTACCTTTGAGTGTCAGTTTGATTTGGTCTGGTGAATCTGTAATTTTATAATTAACGATATCTTCAACGTCCATATATATTATCTTTTTACGGGGCATATTAAGATTGATTTCTTCGAAAGTATATGTTCCGTCATCTTCAAATTGGAAGTATGCGATAGTGTTTTTTTCACTCTCACCGAAAGCGTGTTGTAGAGCAGAACCAGAATAGTACATATTGGGTTGTGGTATCTGTCTTGAATGAATATGACCAGAAATGACTAGTGGGTTATCTAGAGCCCATTTATCGCCTTCAACTGATACGATTGCACCCATTTTACAACCGGCAAATTCCTGATGAGCAAATATACAGTTTGAATCATTCCATGGTTCATTAATGGTATTAAGTGCTTCTTCAAACTTTCCAGGAGGAACATAAGGAGAAAATACGAATTTCTTATTATCTATTTCATATTTGACAATTCTATCGACAATGGTTGTATTATCCCATTCTTTCATTCCGTTCATCCAATGATTGTCGTTGAGGTATATTTGATTGTTGTAGGCATCATGGTTACCAACAAGGACGAAAGTCTTGGTAATCTGTCTCATGTTATTGATGAATTCGTAAGCCTTGTTCATAGCCATCGAATGAAGGTGTTCGTGGGTATGAAGTACATCACCTAAACAAACGAAAAAATCAGGTTTGTTTTGAGTTGCTGATTCCATTAATTTATTCATAAACATATTGATTTCAGTTATATTATTAACCTGAATATGGGGGTCTCCGCAAACTAGAACTTTGACTGTCATTTTATTCTTACTAAAATACTATTTATATTTCAATTTAAATATAAACTAAAAATAAGTTTGATTATAATAAATATGTACGACGAGTCAGATATAATTGAACCGGTTGGTCCAATTGAACCATTCGAACAAAATGAGACAAGCAGTTTATCGGTTGCAAACTGTAATTTTCAAGATGATTATCAAGGATACGATAATAAGCCTTTTAGATATTCAAAAACTCCTCAAAATAAGGTTGGATACCATATACTCAATCCTAAATCGGTTCAAAATAAGTATTCTAAGGATTTTGATAAGATTTCGGTAGATGGAAAATGTGTATATGTGACATCAACACCTGATGGTAGTGTGAAATCGAATATGCATAATGGTCAAAATACCCTAGTCGATGTACCTTATCGCGATTCAGGCATTTATTTGAATGAGATGGGTAGGATTTATACTGATAAATCATTGGATAAATATAAAACTGGTTATACTAACTATAATGAGATTATGGGTGGAGATATTTTCTATTATGTAAATAAACAGAATGAAGACCCCTTCTTTTCCCCTGTATTTTCGTCTAATTCTGATTACAATACAACTTCTGTAATGTATAAGGACCCTATGGGTGGTCTAAAACCTCAATATATAAGACATTCAAATAAACAAAGCAATAAGATAAATGATAGGAATTCATTTGAATATAGTTTATCGTGGATTGAAGACAGTAATGAATATCGGGAAGACTTGTTAGCGATGAGAATTCAAAAACTGAATGAAAATAGATGGGATGCAAGATGGAATTCACCTAAAAATTAATAAAAATTTAAGTTTAAAATCAAACTTAAATTTATTCTGTTATATTTGTATTTAGCGAACAATCAGGGGGAATGTCTTTATAAAATTCATTGATATCTGAATAAGCAGATATATTTCTGTTCGGTCTTTCTTGTGTTATTATATTCAAATCAGCTTTACAACATCTTGATTCTATACCACATTCATTTCTTCCCATAACGATAGCAAAGTAACCTTTATCGTTTGTTTGTCTTGGCCAGTCCTTTGACCATGAGTTTCTGCATATCCAATAGCCTTCATTATAACCTTCAAAACCGTGTCGTATATCTGTGTTTTTTTCAGAATATCCGACGATTTCTATTGCATGTCCTCCTTGCGAAGTTCCTTTATGGTCATACTTATATACCTCGTTTCCTGTAAAATTTATAAAATCTTCGTATACATTTATAGTTGCATAAAAAGGACCATTCAAATACAGTTCAGCTTTCATATTGTTAATGTTCTTTTTCAAAATATTTTCATCATGTTTATATTCAGGGATAAATTCAGTAATGGCGTGTATACTATCAGGTATTACATTAAATGACTCATCATCCGGTTTAAAATAGTCACAAGTTGTACTAATATCACTAGTATTTTCTTGTAAATAAACATGCTTGTTTTCAGTATGAATTTTATTATTGGTAATCCATTTAAACACTTCTTCTGGATCTCCTCCATCACATCCAAAATTAACACAACTTATTACTTGTTGAACGCTTAGTATTTTCCTAAATATTCCATTTGTAAATATGCTTGCTCTATCAGTTAAAACATTACATGTGGCAAAAGCCCAACAAGAACCACATACTCCCTGGTCTACATTTTTGCTTAGAAAGGTTGGTTTGTAGAAGAAGAATGATGGGAGTTTAATATTAGGGTCATTATAATATAGTGAAGATTTAATAGGGAAGAGGCTTGTTTTCATTATTCTATTAATTTGAACTGGATTATTGATTAATTTATTTAAACCTAAATCAAGCATAAAATATTCTCTCTTCCATATAAAAAATAAACTGAAACAAACAAATATTATTATGAGTATGATTATTAATTTCATTTATTATAAGAAATATAATATATAATAAATGAATATTCAAGAAGATGAACTTAAGTATAAAAGTGATTCGACAGTATCTTTCTTTGGTACAAAAATAGACCAGTTGACATTAATAACATTTTCACTTGGAGTTGCACTTTCGATTTTTATATGGGTATATTTTGGATTATACAATCACGGTTATAATAAATATTTCCTGTTTGCACTATGTATCTTTCTCATTGTTCAAATCTTTACAAGCGGAACATATATTGGTAGTTACTCAATCGAAGATAACGAGATAAAGGAGGTAGTTCAGCTTAACGCTGTATTATTTAGTTCGATTACTATACTACTTGCCTTTGGAAATGGTAACTTTACAAAAGAGAATAACAAGATGTTGGTCATTGCTCTGTTACTATCTCTGTTTAGCATCATCTATTACAGTGTTCAAAAGAATAGTGAATCCAAAAGGACTATCAGAAAGTTAAAGGTTGCATTTATGACCATGTCTGTATTTGTATTTATGAATATGCTGTTCAATTTAGGAGTTGAAAAGTTCGATTTGTTAAATACAACGTAATTACGTTATCTCAAAATTTGATTTATAATATAAATCAAATTCAACTGTTATTCAGTATCGTTATAAAAACCAAGTTCCAATCTCATTTCCAGCCTCTTTAACATATTTTTAAAAAAAGAATTATAGGATGGTTCATTTATTAGGTTAGATAACGGAATATTCTTTGTTAGTTTACTTGTACAAAAATTAGATTGTTGTTGAGTATTAAATTTATAAAAAGTGATTATCCAACCGGCATTTTTGTCTTTGACCATTAAACCCTTTGTTTTTTCCATTTTCCAACCATTATCAAAAGACCCTGTACTACGTCTTAGAGGAATGCCATTTTCCAATACTCTATATAATTCAGAGTATCGTGTTTTGATATCTTTGATAAATACGGAGTTGGTCGTTATTAGCCATTTTTTCATATCTAATTGAGCTTGTGATTTATGATTTATACAATAACATACACCAAAGTCGTTATGTCCCTCGATAAATTGACTTTTGATAGGACAATAAGCACAAATCATATCATCTTCTTTTGAAGAATAAGACTTAGGGTTAACAGATTCATATGTCTCATCCAGTGATATCTTTCTCATACAAGAGGAACAAGCTTGACTTGCTCCACAATAATCTTTACAAATAAAACACTTTCCAATCTCAAAATCGAGTTCCATTCTTATGTTCTTATTATTTGTGAATATAATTCAAAATTTCATTTTAAGCTTGTCGATGTTTATGAGATTTGTAATTTATTTACATCGACTCTTATCATATGAAATGAAATTGAATTTAAAGAAATTCTAATTGTAAGAAATAGAAATATAAATGGCAAATTCAACAACAGAATTTAATATGAATAAAGCTGGAGTAAAATCATTTACTATTACTCCTTTAAACTCATTCTTTAAGAGTCCCAATCAAGGAGGAACTATGACTGGGTTATCACAACAACAACCTTTTGTGCCAACTACACAAAAACCAATAATTCCGTCATTTTTTACACCAGCTCAATCTAAACCTATAGCTACATCTCAATCATTTGGCTTTGGTCAAACACAACAACCTACGCCTATAGCTAACCCTAATCCGTTTGGTCAAGCACCACA